CGTTGCTGCCTTATATGGAGGTTCTCCAGGTGGCAATGCAAATTTAAGATTAGGGTTGAAGCAAAGGTCAACAATATTTTCTAAAACAATATTGTGACTGGCACGTAACGCTTCAATCTTTTCTTTTTTAGTCTTGAGCTTTGATACTCGGATGAGAATCTCAGCAACACCTTCTTTATAAGCCATTATGCTTCCAATTTATTTCTAATATCTGTTTCAATTTCATTCACTCGATGTTGAAGAACACTTACTGCGGTTCGAATATGACCCGTATCATGCTGTTCAAATCGACTTTCTAAAATAGCAATTTCACGTTCTAAAATTCGCATGTGAATTAAATCATCATAATTCATCAGAAATCTCCAATCACTTCCATCATGTTTTTCATTTTCTTCTCAATAAAATAGTTAAAGATTTTGCCTCTCTCATTCAATTTATAATTATCGAAGATTTCATTCGCTTCGTTTTGAATGTCTTCAGGAATGAAGTCGAGGTCAACTAACTGCTGATTGCGACGATAGTTACGTAGCATACGCTCATCACAATAATCTTCAGGTCTCATACCATTCCAAGCATCAATCTTTTTTGTAGCAAGAGGCTTCTGTCTCTTACCATTTACAAACACATCATCATCAGACAAGAAGTTAGGGACACCATCACCTCTGTCGCCTTTGAGAATATGTTCGTGCATATATCGTGCAGGGTTAGAACATGTGATAAACTTCTTCTGCATAGGACTATACTGCTCTACGTTTGCATACTTCTGTAACTGCATGAAGTCTTTGTCAGATGATAGAATGAGAATAGGTTCAGCAGAACCATTCGTGATGCCGAGATGACCAAATCGGTGACAGAGTGAACCGATGATATCATCAGCCTCCGCATGTTCAATCTGAATTACTTTGTATGGAAACTTCTCACGGATATCATCACGAATGCCATTGAGCACGGTAAAGATCATATTCCAATCTAAACCTGATTCATCACGGTCTTTCTTACGATGAATTTTGTAGTAAGGAAACAGTTCTCGCCGCCAATAGTTTTTATCATCGCAGCAGATAACAAGTTCACCATACTTTTTGAAAAACTTTGTTCGATATATACGGAGCGAGTTAAGCACCATGTGCCGAACAAGGTCTTCTTCAACAGCAATGTTTTTCTTGCCTCCAATTTGCATCATCAGGTTGGAGATCATTACCTGGTTTAAGTCCACGAGTATCATTTTGTTCACTCAGTTCAATTTATTTAATATACTCATTATATATGATATTTAATTAGAAGTCAATCTAAATTTGGAAGATCATCTGATTCTACAATCTCAAGCATATCATCAATATGCTCTTTCAGTGGATGGTCTAAATCCAAACTGCTATACATTGCATATCGGAGAGTTTCAACAGTGTAAGAAAAATTAGTAATAAAATCACCATCGAAAACATCGAATCCATGACCACCAAGTTTGTTATAAAGATTGGTGCAGTAGTGGTCACAGATATAATCGATATACGCTTTTTTATTTTTATCAAAATAAACACCAAGTTCCTCCCCTGATTGGGGAGGTGCATTATCAAACTTGGGAAACTTGATTACATTGTTTGCGGTCATTTAATTACACGAAGCAATATCGTATCTCCATTAATTCTTCCGTTAGGAACTGATTCTTTACTATTTATTTCACTCATCAGTTTTCGAAGAACTAATTTGCCGCCTTTGAGTAATCGAGGTAAGACTTCATCTGGTTTGCGAATCTTTTTACTCACCGATGCTTCTTCATCGTAACCTTGAAGCGTAGTACCCTTGATTGAAAGACCAGCAGGTCCAAGAGCATCATAGCGCATCAGTTTGCGATACTTGGTATTGAATACCCACAACTGATTACACCCAATGATAAGAGCAGGATTGACGCTGACTAATTTATACTCTTTACTCTCTTTGGCATATTTTAGTTTTCCAATCTGCTTCTCAATAGATGGCGCTTTCTTGGTACGAGTCTTCCGAACAGTCTTCTGATTCGCACCCCATGTGGTAGCGTCTTTAATGATACCATCAAGGAACTCGACAAACTTCTTGAGTTGAGCGGGTTTCATATTTGAATAACCTTCAACGAGTTGCTCGTCTTTTTTCGCAATCGCTTCTTTCAACTCATTTTGCCAAGGAACATAGTACTCAGCAATCGCATTGGATTGTTGAGACTTCACATTATTCTGCTGAAGCCAAGCGTACATACTAAACTCTGACTTGTATCCACCCTCTGAAAACAAATCAACTTCATTTTCAATCTCGCCAATATAGTCGCTAATCTGCTCACGAATACGGTCTTGAACAGATGGCTTATACGCAACTTTCTTTTCAATAACAATTTCTTCAATAGCAGTTGCCTGATCCAGCAACTCTTCAATTTTTTGATTGAAACGCTCAATGAAATCTTTCGGCAATTTACAGCCACGAGACATCATTCTTGCATTGTAACCGAGAATAGGCGAAATTGACTTGACATCAAGTTTACGAAGAACTTTGATCTCTGTCTTATTCCGAGGATAATGAGTGAACAGCATTTTTGCTGCTGACTTGATATCTCCAAAATAATTGTACCAGTTATAAGCAGATGCGAGTTGGGATGATGTTGCGATACTATCATCCCAAACTGGTTCTACACCAAGATACTGCTCATCAACAATTTTAGCTGTACGAGGCGTTTTTTTCTTACGACCAGTGGATAGAAGTGATTTAGCCATATTAAACGCTCCCAACTTTATGCGAAATCAACATTGATATCTCTCCTTGTTTTCTCATCATATAGAGTATATAATAAAAAAGAAATAATGTCAACCCATAAAATGATATTATTTTAAAAAAAGAATTGAATGATATCAATGACTTAGAGGCTGCGGAGAAGATTTTCCCACTCAATAATACGGTGGTCCCAAGAATAGAAGTTATCAACATAAATCTTTTGAAAATTAAGTTTATCCATATGTCGTTCATTCCAGTAGTCAGCAATCGCAGCATCAAGCAACTGTAGGTGCTTATTAGCGTGTTGTGTTGGATCTTCATCATACTGATATGTAAGACCAAAATTTGCGACTGTTTCTGGAAGAGCAGCAAAGTTAGGGCATACCACAGCACACTTTGCACTCATGGCTTCAATAGCAGCAATACAAGAAGTCTCTTGCCAGATTGATGGATAAGCAAAGATATGAGCCTTTTTCAATGCTTCACGAATCTCTTCGTTTGGAACAGAACCATGATATTCAATACCAGGATGTTCTCGGCACTTATCAAACACTTCTTTATACTGTTCATCTCGTTGTGGCCATCCATAGATGTTAAATGATGAATAGACATCAAGATGAATTTTGTCACCCCATTTTTTATGAAGAACTTCGTAGATAGGTAAAAGAAGTTCAAGACCACGATGTGGTGTTGTGTGATAGATTAGATTGATTGGTCCATCTTTTTCTTTTTCGTGATGTTCGATTGGAACAATAGCATTGCGAAGAACAGCAGATTCATGATACGGAACACCAAGACCCATATTATACGTTTGGAATTGCCAGTTAGATACGAACACTAACTTAGCAAATCGTTTACGTGATTCTGGGTCTTTCAAGTGTTGCGCTTCTGGATCTTGCCAAAGGTCATGAAGTACAAGAATATTCTTCTTAGTAGGATGGAGTTTACGGACTCGTGAATGAATGATGTTGAACTCATCAAGAAGATTATCATCAAGACGACTTAGGATTGCTTCTTTGACCATCTCAGTGCCACCTTTTGCACCGACCACATTCCCTTCGTTGTCAATCGATCCTTCTTTCTTTTCTTCAATACCTGTAATTTTAAATTTCATTATACTACCTGAATTGCTTTAACTGAATCGATACGGAAAGACCGCCATGCATTCTTATCAATATCCCAAACAGGAAGAACTGCTTCGTTTACCTTTCGTGTGCTTGTACGAGCAAGGTCGAGTTCTGGGCTAGGGATATACTCATCGATAAGAGTACACTTCATTACACGTTCAGAACCATCTAATTTTGTAAAAGTTACATTAGCAACATCACTTTTAAGAATTGCTGCTACTGCATCTCGTGTGATTTCTTTAAGGTCAATTGTCATGATATATTACTCCGCTGTTTGTTTCATCATATAACTTGAGTTTGGGTTACCCCAAACTTCACGAGCGTTTACTCGAACAAATGGCATCTTCTTAGCATCATCACCCTTGTTTGGAACAGTAAGCATCACATTCTTACCAGCTTTCCATGCAGCAATCTGATTATTCAATCTTTCAAGTTTACGATTTTCGATATAATCCCGCCGCATTGCTTTACGAGGAGTATTCTTTGATACATTAGGACGTTCACCCTTTGATGTATAACTATTACCCGATGACTTCTTCTTACCCATTGTTTAATCTCCACCAATAATTCATTTCTTGTTCACAATTACAAAATGTATTTGTAACCGCCATACCTATTATATACATAAACCATAATACAACCAATGTCAATATAAAATACGTAAATATTTTAAGTAATATTTTCATTCTGTCAAAAGTAAATGTGCCGTTTTTTGTTGCGCTTCTTGAAGCGAGCAAGCAAACTCAGCCGCAACTCGACGCTGAAACTCTTCAAGATTTGGTCTATCATTCTCTTGAATAAATGCTTGCCACATCATTTCGATTCGTTGTTCATTCATGGATCATACCTTTCAATATCATCTTCTGTTAATTCTTCATTGTCACCTTTCCATATCTCTACGATATGTGCTGGTTCATCATTATCATTTCGACCTTGGTGCCAAGTGTTTTTCGAAATGTTAAATGGATTATCTTTATGTAGTTGCCAGATACTAGCACCATCAAATGGATCCGAAGTTATTCTGTGATTCGTTACAACAGATGCCTTGCCACTAACGATGTTCCATGTCTCACTTCGGTGATTGTGCTTCTGCATACTTAAAGCACTATGAGGAGCAATGACGAGTTCTTTGACTTTGAATCCATCACCATCATACAGATTACGATAGTAACCCCATTCCCGTTTCACTTTTGGCGCTTCCCAGTCTTTTAAAATCCAACTGCTTGAGTTCTTTTTATCTTCACCACCTACCCCAAAGACAAATTCAATATTATCATTCAACCCATACATATCATATTCAGGTACGTTACCTTCTGGTCTATCACCACCATTTGCAAAGATAATTTCATCATTAGGAAATCCTGCAAGTGTTTGAAAGATAGCATTACCAGCAGTATTATCTGAATCTTCAAATCCAAGAACAACATCAACATCTCTCAAAGCGGAGATAATACACGCACGTTCATCCCAAGGCATAAACGCTTTACCTTTTTTACGAACAAGCCATTCATCACTATTCAAAGCAACAACAAGTTTGTCGCCAAGTTTCTTTGCCGCTTGAAAGTAAGCAATGTGACCCGAATGAAGAGGATCAAATCCACCTGAGACTAATACAATCTTCATTTCTTCTCTAACTCTTCAATTCGTCGTTCAAGTTCAAACATCTTCTTTGCTACATTAGGATACTTCGTTTTCCATGACACTTCTTCTTTATTCAGAATATCAATACCATATTTTTCATTTGCCCAATAAACAATACAAAGATACTTATCAAAACACCACTTGCCAAGGCGAGTGTCTTTAAACCATTCAGTGGTAGCAGCACCAAGCAAACTACCAGCAACATTACTTACAATCCAAATCCACATCTTTGCACCCTTCGCAATAATCCAACATTTTCTTAGGATCATTAATATCTATAGTTTTCCAACCCGCCCGTTTAACAAGATCAATCATCACTTGCAGTTGATCGTGATATTGAGTATGTTGACCTCTGTCTCTTAAAACACTGCCACATCCATCACACATAACATAGTAGACTCGTTTAATCATTGTCAAATACCCACATCACAACAGCAAGGACTACAATAAAAACTATGAGGAATGAAGTAGACATTTTACTTCTTTTTTAATCATTCGTTTGATCCCAGACTTGATCCATGACTTGATCCCAAACTTGATCCCTGACTTGATTCCAGACTTGATTATTGACTTGAACCTTGACTTGATCCCCGACTTGACGCCAGACTTGATCCCAGACTTGATCCCAGACTTGACTCCCGACTTGATCCCAGACTTGATCCCAGACTTGATTTTTAACTGATTTCAGCATTTACTTGATCCCAAACTTGAACCCTGACTTGATCCCAAACTTGATCCCTGACTTGAACCAAGACTTGACTCCCGACTTGACGCCAGACTTGATTATTGACTTGACTCCCAATTTGACTCCCAATTTGACTCTCGACTTGATCCCAGACTTG